GCCCATCTCTCCAAACCAACACACATAAGATTTGAAACTCTTTGTTTAGTTCTCCACCACCACCAAACGGGGCGAAGCATTCCGATCCCCTCGAAGTTTGACCCCGTTCGATTCAGAGTCAAAAGGAGGAGTTTATTTGCGGGGATTGGTTCAGGGTTGTAAGTGAATCCGACAACGTTTTGAAGAACTCCGTCAAGATGTTGACCGTCTCTAGTTAACCATTGACTATGAGCGGACGGCTCCCGATCTGCGTAATAGTCTAACCAAACTTTGATCTCGCCGTTTTCATCGGGTCCAACCTTGTAGATCTCTTCGGCGTATCGATAGCCAAGAGGGACGAACTCTAATAAATATCCGAGTTGCTCTTCAAATGGGGAGGACATTTGCCCCGCGTATCCATCGAAGCCGAAAGCCTCGTTACAGAAACGAGCGAGTTCATCGGCGACGGCGTCCCCTTCGACTCCAGGTTCAAAACGCCATGAAGCACTCAATAAAGTCTGTCGGAGCATATGCCAAGATCGACGAACGACGGGGTCGGTTTGAAGCATATTCTCGGCTTCTTGAATCCAATTTAAACCCGTGAGCTTTGGATTCTGTTCTTTACCCGTGATCTTTCCGCCGCTGATCTGAGTTCCTGTAATCCCCCGCGTACGAAAGCGAGGAAAGAAGGCTTTCATATGATCGGGCGTTCTTTCGTCTTGTTCATTGCTCATATACACTCCTCCGATCATTTTGAAAAAACCGAATGGATTAGTCAATCTTTTTCTAATGATTTCAAAAAACAAAAGGAAATCATTCTTTATTTTATAACATAAATTATATTGACTCTTTAATCAAGAGGGCTTATTCTATCGCCGAATTGATCAATACTTTCTTTTTATATTATATTGACCGCCTTTGATGGCGTGACGTTTATATGGGAAGCGGATATTTTGAGACGTCTTGAACATGATCAATTCAAAAAGAATCCTGAACGATATTTCAAAAACATCTTACTTAATATGATGAATTGAGAGGGTTAGAGCGTTCAGGATTTTTTTTACCCGAAAAGATTTAATTGTTCGTCTTTGATCTTCTCTTCATTTGAATCATAAGTAAGATCGATATTCGACCAATACTCGATTCTCGCTTTGGCTATCTCGAAGTATTCTTCCTCTCGCTCAATCCCGATAAAATTGAATCCTTCTTTAACGGCTGCGATTCCAGTTGATCCACTTCCCATAAATGGCTCAAGTATTGTCCCGTTGGGAGGAGTGATCAATCTGCATAAATATCTCATAAGATCGATCGGCTTGACGGTTGGATGAATGTTGATTCTATCTTGATTACCATTCAACCCCTCTTCTCTTTCTTCCCTTGAAGCTTTCGCACAATAGAAGAATCTTTTCCATTCTGTGTTTTCTGTTTCTTCGTTTAGTATAACGTTTGATGGGAATCGACCGCCTTCTTTTGTAATGCCGATTGAATTGAAATTACTGTAATTATTTGCTCCAACCATAGCATTACCAAAACCCCCCTTTAACCTTCCAAGAATTTCATTTGTTTCAATCCTACACCCATCAATATTAATTCCTCCAACCCCATGATCTAAAACATTTTGAGCGATCGATCCTTGAACGGGCTTTCTAACTAAAAGGGCGGGTTCGTAAGCAGGTTTAAGAGCTGTCCCCCAACCTTCCCATTGTGATTCGCCTTTTGTTATATTCCATGATCCTTCATAGTCTCCATATGTTGTTTTACCTTTTTCTTTTTTTGTTGCTCCGAAGTTTTTATCTTTCCCTATAACTTTCCTTTCATTCCCTTGTATCTTATCAATAGCTTTTCCAATATTTAAACTTTTTGGAAACCCTTCTCCGTAAATCCATTGAATGACATCTCTCATCTCAAAGCCTGCCAAACGTAAACTCAACCCCATTAAGTCCTGAGTTCTCGATCCTGCAAAAATCAAAGCGTGTCCACCTGGCTTTAATACTCGATAAACTTCATCCCATAGAGAAGGAGGAGGGACGAATGAATCCCATGATTTCCCCATGAATCCTTTTGATTTTGGCATATATGAACGGTCATCAGTACACCATTTAATCATACATTCGTTAAACTGTTTTGTTGAGATTTGAGATAAGCCGTAAGGAGGATCCGTCACGACTGAATCGATTGATTCGCTCGGAAGATCTTTCAAGACCTCCATGCTGTCGCCGTTTATTAGTTTCAAAAGTCAACCTTTCTTCCTATCTTGCGACCTCTCTTTTGAGTTCGCTGTCGTGTTGTATATTTGGGTATTGATAGATCACTCCAATAATGAGCGATGCAATCATATCGAAGGGCGTCAAGAGGATCTTCTCGTCCGTCCTTTTTCGGCTCGTCTTTTGTCGGACTCCATCCGTATGAAAGAATCGCTTTTCTAAAAGAGTTGCCTATTGCTCTCTCGCCTTGCGTCCAAACTTCGCGAGTGCATAAATACTTTTTACGAGAGAACGCCCGTTTGAGTTTTTGAATCCCGTTGAGAACATTCGTCAAAACGGGGTCAGTTGTAAATCGAAGAGGAACGCCGATTCCTCCTTGATTTGGATGTTTCTTAATTTCTCGGAAAGCTGTACGCCCCGTTTGATCGTTTCTCGCCGCTCCCGATTTATCTGCGACGCCTGAATCTAACCATATTCGAGGACCTGGCGATTCATTCATCAAAGATCGAGGCCAAGCAATTTGAAGGATCTTTTTAGATAGCTCTTGAATCGTGATCTCTTGGGGATTGATTTCATGGACAATGATCGTTGCCTCTCGCTCTTCATCATAGACCATTATTAAAACGCTCGGTTTTCTGAATCCCCAATCTATAGCAATTCGCCCCGTCATCTTTGGATCATATTTGAAATCGTCGATAACATGGGAGGAAGTCCACTCACTATAAATCAATCCTGATGGCGGACGAGGTTCATTCATGACCATCGCTAGACGTTCTTCTTCAGGAAGAAGTTCAGTCGCTTCAAACCATGCGTCACTCAAGTTGTCTTGATTAACGTAAGAAGTAAATAAAAGCGGAGTGTATCCCGCTCTCTCTCCGAGCTGCACCCACCAAGCATCGGCGACGGGTAAACCAACTAGAATCAAGATTGGAGAGGGACCCGATCGAAGACGCCCGAGAGCTTTCTGTGCCACCTCGTCATTTTGGAAAGTTTGGCATTCATCGATTAAAGCGACTCCCGAAGTGATATTCAATCCTTCAAGAGGGTTATGCGTCGCCTCTCTTGTACCTGGTCGGAAATACGATCGACACCATATGGACGAGTGAGTTATTGGACAAGTCCATTTTGATTCGAGAGCGTTGAAAGTCCAACCGAGAGGACCTAACCATTTCTCTATTTCGGGACCTAAGACCGATCGATAGCGAGGCGAAGTATCAGTGATGAGAAGACTAGAGCAACCTGGACGGACTCGACTCACAAACCAAAGAGCAAAGACAAGACCTGACGTTTTACCGCTTCCCCATCCGCAGCGAGCGGCGATGACTTTATCTTTCTTTCGTATCCCTGCTATGATGTGCCTTTGAAGTTCGTTGAGTTTTAAATCCATAGTTTAGCCATTCATTAATGAGGGAGTCCGAACTTATCGACGAAAGCCTTTGTCTTTGCTTCGTGTCCTTCGTCCCATATATCTCTAATAATCTTTTTAATTTGAACATAGTATTCTTTATTTCTTCCTGTTTTCTCATTGCTCACAATCCATTGAAGCCCCTCGAAATGAGATGTCAGATTTCGACCCGACTTGATCCCCCTTGATTCGAGGATGGCTCTTTTGTTTGTGATCGATGCACTCTTCCCCGCTTTGAATTGTTCTTCAATCATTGCATCCAATGAAAGCCGCTCGTATATCCATCTCGGATGGAGTTCGGTCAATCGTTTAAAGATCCGTGTTTGAAGAATCTCGAAGTTTCCTCGATCATATAAGTTGAGATGCTTTTTGATTTCGTTTGATCCGTTGAGCTTTTCAAAATACTCTCTCTCGTCCGATGCTTCCCAAATGTCATCCGAGAAAGAATGAAAGTCATCATATTCTCTAACGACCTTTTGAACGCTCCCATCATGCTCTCCTAAATACGCAACAACAACGAAAGAGTAAATCGATGGATCAAGTCTCTTCCAAGCTTTCATTTTATCCTCTTCATGAATCCCAATAACAAGGAGACGGAGGAAAGGAGTATCATCGTTTCTATATGAATCGAGGAACTTGTAAGTTCTATACGATGGAGAGAAGAGAGTTTTTAGAGCTGTCTCACGCTTCTTCTTTGAACAGTCTAAAATCTTACATTCTAGTTTCATTTTGACTTGATTGTCTTGAATGAGGACGCCGTCGCTTTTTCCTTCATATCCTTGATGGAAATATCTTTCTCCTGAGTACTTCACCCAATTTGATAAATCGGATCCGTAAATGACAGCACCAACTAACCGTTCAAACGATTGAGCCATCGAAAGCGAGTAGGGACATTCTCTTTGTATCATTTCTTTTTGATTCCTGTTTTCTTAGACAGCGCGTGTCTAATTGTTGTTAAAGTCTGATGACCTCCTAGAAATCCCATCGTGACCGCTCTTTCAATGTCTTTGGGATCTTGAGAGAATCCATGTTTTTTTGATCCGAGTATATGGAGGACGGAGGCGAGAGCGGACTTTTCGATCTCGGTCTTAATGATCTCCAGGATAGCAGGTTCATCTTGTTTTCGGACGTACTCATTTAAGATCTTGTTTTGATATGCTTTGAGAATGAACCAATCTTGATTGAGTATCAAAGAAGGATTGAGTCCTCCTGAATATCTCGCAAAAGTCTTTTGTCCTGAGTCTTCCTCGAAGTAGCTTCGATGATCGTCCTCTCCTTGTTCATCATTCATCCATTGAACCGTAGGAGTAATTTTTTTCTTTTGTCGATTTCTTAATCTAGTTAAAGCGGGGATTTGTCCGCCTGGACTTTCATCTCCGATCGTCTCCAAAGAATGCGGAGTTCCTTCTCCCGTTGAAACCGCCGTCCCCTCTTTCCCAAGTGGAAGACGTGTTTGACTATCTTTTGAGATCCCATCTATAAAGAGATCGCCTTCTTTGTTTTTGACGAGGACTTCCGTCTCACTTCCTTTTTGTCGACGGATCCGAGTTGGTTTAAAAAGATCTCCATACTCTTTTAAAACATCCTCCGCTTTAACCGAGTCGGATTCAGGAGTATTCTGTCTTATGAGTTCAACCAACTCTTGAGGAAGGTTGTCTCTAACTTGTCTCTTTGCTTCATCCATTTGAAACTTGATCGTTTGTTTGTATGCTTCTTTTTCGTTCGCTGGATGATTGACGTCTTTCCAAATCAAATTGGATCTCGATTGACTTGGAATGATCCCCGCTTGCTTACCATCGAAGGCATTGAACTCGACAAGGATGATTAGTCTTTTTGCGATCTCTCTTGAAGCTCCTACTCCCCAACTCCCCGCGAATTGATTTCCATAGGTTGTATAATACACTTCATTTTTATAAACGAATCCAGATGTAAAACACGCCCTCGCTCCGCGTGTCTCTCTCTGAGTTTTTTTTAGCTCTTGCTTTAAATAAAGAGTCACTCTTCCATTCTGAATAGGGATCATAAAAGTTTGATATGATCCGTCATAATTACCAATCAACCCGTGAGTTCGTAGTGGTTTTTTAATATCGCGCGTTTGTGAGTAATGTATAGTAATCCATAAATCGAGAGGTACATTTACAAAACGTTGAGTGATAAAATTATTCCATTGTTGAAGAGCGTTTTTATTAAAATCATATCCTGTATAGTGTCCAGTATTATCGATAGGATTATTACCGCATAAAATCACCGCCGTCCCATGATCAGATCTAAGTAATTTTTTACAATCGTTTAAAACTTGTCCCCAATCGATTCCTTCTTCTTTGCATTCATGCGGATGGATACAAGATAGATAATCGATATACTCCTCTTGTTCTTCATCGTCCCAACTCTCGACTGGAAAGTATTTCGCTCCATACTTGCCGCTCGTGTTTTTACAAAGCCAAATCATATTACCTTCGGGATTCTCTTTATCCCAACTCATAAAAACAAGACCGTATTGATTAAAGGGGAGGAGAGAGATCTTTGCACCGATTCCAAAGTTATCGTGCATAGTTCCGACGATTTTTCCTGATGAATTAAATTGAGCATATTTTTTCATCAAGTCAGGACTCGCCATCCCTACACCGTCATCCATAAAGACCGCTCTATTAATCCCCTTTATTTTATACGCTTGCTTTTCGTATACAATGCGGACTTTTTTTGCTCCCGCTTCGATAGAGTTTTGGAGCAGCTCCCGAACGAATTGAAGAGGATGACATTCGGCGAATCCTCTTTCGATGGTTTGAGTTAAATTAGAATCTTTTAAAAGATCATGTTTTATATTATTACTATGATTCACTTTGTCTTCCTCTCGTGTGAATTATGGAATTAGAAGTAATGCTAGGCTTCACCCTTTGGGTCGTCATGGCCTGGCTCATTTACACCTTCAACTAGATCGTTTGTTTGTTCAAACATCATGACGATCTCTTTCAATCCTTCGGAGCGATTGAGATTCATTTCGACTTTATCTCTTTTCGCCCATCGATCAGGGAAACGGCGTTCTAATACCCATGAAGCCGCTCTCCAATCTTCTGAATCACTGATCTTATTCAGGAGGCGAGCTTCCGAGACTGCGACCGCTTGATTGACCATTTCTTCAAACTCTGGTCTTTCGTCTTTCCATCGATAGAAAGTAGTCCGACTGATTCCGCAGGCAATCGCAGATTGAAGAATCGGGAGTCCTTTTGCGATTTGATCACATATTTGATTCGCTCTAACTGTAGTGTATTTGTAAAACGCATCTTTTGATTTAGTACTTTTTGTACTTTTAGACTTTGATTTCTTTTTGCTTTTTTCGTTCATAGACATAATAAAAACCTCTCTTGCTGCGAGTCCGTCGAGATTGCTTTTCATCGTTCATCCTCCGATAAAAGAATCTCTTCTATTTTAAGATTAATATATTGCTCTATCTCATGAAAGATTTCAGGACACGATCGAAGGAGAGGACGAAGAACCGTGACAGCTAAATCGAGTTCTCGGATTGCGTCTTTCTTTAATTGGCTCAATGTATCTGTTTTGAGTTTTTGGCGAGTCATATCAATAGTCCTTCTTCCCTGAGATGCAAATGATTTTATTGACTGTGACCGTCCATCGCTCTTTATCGTTGTAAGTCTCGGATCGATGAGGCCCTTCGATGTACACTCGTGTTCCTCGAATACAAGTTCTATGAATGTATTCCGCTTGTTTCCCAAATGCGACGCATCGGAACCATTGAGATCGATCTTCCCCTTTGACTTTCTCATTCACTGCGATTGAGAAGTTGACGATCGTCACTCCTTTGCTGGAGGTCGTCAATTCAGGTTTACTTCCGAGATTCCCGATCAAGTGTATATCATTTAACATTCTTCTTCCTTTCTTCAATCCCCTTCTTAAGCATCTCTCTCATGATGAAAGAACGGGGT